GGGGATGAACGATCCGTTCCGTGTCGGCTTACTTGCGACCTCCTATGAGGTTGAACGATTGTGTTAATACTAACACATGTATATTATATAGTCAAGTAGAAATGTAACATGTGATACAGTTTATTCATAATAATTAACATCGTCACCAACTGTATTGGGACAAAGCATTGCTCCTGCAAGTTCTCTTGCTTGAAGATTGTGTTCACAAAGTTTATTCATCCAGATTCTTTCATCTAATTCAACCTCTCCATCGGTTGATATCATACGACAACAAATGTCTACGATTCTATTTCTGTAATTGGTGCTTAACATCTTCTATTGCCAGTGGTAAAAGTGCATACTCTTTTCTTTGTATTGCTTTCGTTAATGATTCTACAGTATCTTCTGGTAAAATGGGAACCTCTCCTTGAAGAATTATTTCACCACCATCCAATTCCTCATTAACATAATGAACGGTACAACCACTAACAGCATCACCACTATCTATAGCTTGTTCAACTGCATGTAGCCCTTTATACTTTGGAAGTAAAGAAGGATGAACATTTATAATAGGAGCAGGAAATGCATCAGGATTTTTAATGATCCTCATATACCCTGCCAAAACTATTAGATCAACTCTCCATACTCTGAAGAGATCTATCATCTTATCTTCATCCTTGGCATTCACATAACAATGAGGAACACCAAACTTTTCTGCTCTTTTAATAGCACCGCATTTCTTTTTGTTATGAATCATGATCACAACTTCATCCTTAGTGCATGTTCTAAGTATATTCTCAAAGTTTGTTCCGTTACCAGAACACATAACGCCAAGTCTCATTTAGTTTGCTCCGATACTATCGCTTTTAGTTTACCATCATCAATAGTAATGTTTATTTGGTGTTGCAAATCTTCATCAGTATTCATAAGTCTGATATCTATTGCTGCACCTTTCCCATAACACTGCATAATTAATCTATTACATTTTATATCCCATCCCTTTGGACTTTCAGCATGTTTATATACAGGATTTGAATGTTTATCCTCATACCCCTTTATCCAAGGAGTATTTTCGTTTAAGTTTAACCACTTTTTCATAATGCTGGATACTCCTCGTTTCTTTCTAGTTTTGTTTTTTCAGTTTTAAATTCATCCATTAATCTCTTGACTTGTTTAGAATCAAGACCTGCTAACTTCTCACAATTTTCTAAACAACGATAGATACATTCTCTATCAGTTATAGGTGGAGCAATTTCCCACCCTTGCTCATCATAATACTTCTCACCTTCAGTAACCTGTGCTTCTACTTTAGCAAGATCATGTCTTGCTTTAGAAGGGTTCTTATAACTATGCGACTTACTCACTGACTCCAATCCTCATAAGGTGGTTCTTCTTCATCCACAGTGTGTTTAAAGTGTTCGGTATCAAAGTATGATGGTGGTAATGGTTTAACATCATCATATGCCCCTGCTAACCTCCTCTTATGTTCTCTTTCATCTAACACTTCATTGATAAGAATCTTTAACTCCTTAACCATTTCAGGAGTATGTAACCTACGAGGTGTAATAATCGCACGAGGAAGGATGGGTTCTCCATTTTCATCATGAGGATAAATGTTATCCTTACCACCAGGAATGGAAGGACCACTCATCCCCTGTGTATCAATTTTATCCATCATAAAGCATTCCCATTCTTATCAAGTAAACCCATCTTCTTTACTTGTCCTAAGTTAGACTTCTGACTTTTCTTAATTTTCTTATACTCTTTAAGCAACTTATCAACTTCATCTTGAGGTATGTTAACTTTTAATTCTTCCTCTCCTTCTTTTGGAACAAAACCAAGACCACCTTTCTTAGTTTCTTCTTGTGCATCCACATAATCGTTTATATTATCCTGAATTTCATTTCGGATAAGTGCATTTATCTGAGCACGAATTTGATCATCATTTAAGTTCATGGCTTTCTCTTCCTCTTTCTTTCAGGTGGTTGCTTAACTCCCCATAGATTAGGTCTAATTGTACCAGATCCATAAGTAATCTTCTGAACTGTACCTTTTCCATAACGATCATAGTACATGTCAAAAACATTTACCATCTTCTCAGAACGAGTTACATCTAAATGTTCTTTACCATCTACAGTATAGTATACATTAAAAGCATCAGTAGGAAGACTCCTATCTTGTGCTTTATCTATCGTAGTTTTTTCTAAAATAATCTGACAAGAATATGCAGATGTATCAAACTTTTTCTCAGGTTTCTTAAGTTCTTCTGTCACTTGATTTTCTGTCTTCGGTTTTGTTGTCATGAACGACCTCCCCATTGAATATCTGGATATGCTTCTGCAACTATCTCTTTAGTAACATCATACTTATCAGATAACTTCTTATCCTTAACAAGAATCAATATCTGAGCATCTTTAGGATGAAGTCCTTGTAGTAGGTTAATGAAGATCATTTCCCTACGAGTCTTAGTAAGACCATCATTACCACCCTTCACAAAATTATAAAGAGTTGTATACTCTCTCCTCAGAGATGTTTTATTCCTACCATCTAAGTCTTGACCTGTCGCTGATTCGCCTCCTGCTGCCTCTCTAGCAAGGTTATCTGATAATGAACCCATATATACAGTCTGATCCTCTGTTTCGCCGTATGGAACATCTCCTTCGGGCAATAGACTGATCACGGTCTCATCAAAATTCCATATAAAGACAACCTTTAAAGAATCATGCTCATATTTTTTAAGTGCTTCAACCTTTCTTGCTTTAGTTTTCTGTGCAGAAACTACATCCAGAACCTCATGAACAAATGGATTAACTGGAAGTTCTGGTAAAGCAGCAGGTGGTTTAGGATCGGTTACTTTAATAGTTCTCTTCTTTGCCTTCGACGCTGAAGGTAGTTTAGGACCATCTGTAGCATTTTTACGAGGTCTTCCTCTTCCTCTTTTAGTCGTCGTCTTCGTCGTCGGTGTTGTCATGTGTTTCAATTCTTAGGGCTAAAATTTCATCAGGAACTAACTGTCCATTTGCATCAAACATCTCTGGATGAGTGTAGATTACTTGAGGAGTTGTTTCATATGAATGCTGTCTTGCCATCCATCCTATCATACCTCCAACTAATAATGCAAGAGCCGAGACAACTGTTGTAAGTGTCAAGGTTACTACTAATGTTTCTGACATGGCACTCCTCCCAGAGATTTCTATTTTTTTCTAATGTCCAAGTAAAAGTTAAAGTGAAATACAATTTCTCTATTCCAAAACGAAAATAGATTTCCAAATTTTACTTGAAAGGTTTTGGGTGGTTCTGGTTTTCTCCTCCGATTTCGTAACAGTAACTCCACACCCCGATTGATTTCGGGTTTGTCTTTATTTAGAGTTCTTTTTTCTTCTTCCTGGTTTTCTGTCACGACTGTACCTCCATGCATCTTCAAGTATACTATACAAATATTCTTTTATCTTTCTTGCCTTTGGTTTTGGTATGTGACCATATGCTTCTCTCAATTGTTTGTGTTGATTGTCAGCACCTCCTTTAAGATACTCTTCAAGTTCTAATACCTGATCAGCTATTTCATGTGCAGTAGAACTATCAATGAAAGCATCTACCTCATGTTTTTTTGTCTTACGATACTTGAGAAACTCATAGAACTTGAGTTGCATCTTACCCTCAAAAGCAAGTTCGATGGCATGTTCAATCATATCGTATACGGTTTCAAAATCTTCTTTCATCAGACTAATTTTTTCTCCTTTAGGTATTGAATAGTATCTGTACATCCACCTAGATTAGTCGCATCTACCACTACTTGAGGAAAGGTTGAACCCTGACCAAACTGACCATAAAATGCTTCTCTATCAAAATGCTCATCTAATTTATAAACAACATGGTTTAACTTTGCTAACTCTAATACTTGAACTACTTTTGAACAATAAGGGCATCCATCTTTGGAATAAACAGCAAAATTCATGTCTTTTTATTAAGGTCGTTTAAAAATTTTATTTATTGTTGATTTGATTTTTAAGTAAGTTTATTCTCTTACTTTGATAATGATTCTATTGTTTTCATAGTCAGCAGAAAACTCAAGTTCAACATCATGAGGCCACATTAGTTCCTCATATAAAGCATTAAGACGATCCATATCTTCATACAGATCATTGATATGTCGTTGTTCATCATCGTCCATTACTTTTTAATCTCCTTTCTAAGAGGTACTTCAATTGTCCATGCCGATGATTCTAATTTAACTAAATCAAAGTTCTTCTTAAACTCTTTCTCTCTTTCCTTTCTCTCCTTCTCCATTGTTATCTCAATAGTTTCAATAGATCTCTCACCATAATGAGTTTCTTTCATACCTAAGTAATCTAAAACAGCATCATCAACCATACTATAAAGAGCATCCCAAGTTAAAGTATCTCTTAACCCAGTTGCAATACGATCAATGTCACCTCCATCTAGGTACTCACCTTTAACTATTTTTTCTGAATAATCCTCATATTGAGAAATAAGTTTTGCTCTAATCTCTACCAACTCATTTAGGTTGATAGTGATTTTGACATCATCATAGATTGCCATAATTAAATTCGGGATAATCGTTTAAGAATACTTCGATATGCTGTT